TTAGCGATCAATCAAGGCAACGCCGAGCGTGCCGCTCCGCTCGCCGAACAGGCGCTGGCCGTGCCCGCCCGCTATTTAGCCTCCACACCGCTGACCGCGACAGCCATTTTGAGCGAGGCGCGCTTTGTGCTGGGCTATCTGGATGAGTCGCTGCAGCGGGTGCGCGAGGTGGAGCGTCTGGCACGTCAGCGTGAGGATCATCAGCTGCTGCTGTGGTCGTTCTGCCATCAGTCGGAAACGCTGGTGGCCCAGGGGCGCTTGCAGGCTGCCTACGATATTCAAGAACGCGCCTTTGCCCACCTGGAGCGAGCAGAGCTTGAGCACCTGCCCGTGGCGGAATTTCTCTACCGGATTCGCAGCCAGGTGCTCTGGGAGTGGCACCGCCTGGATGAAGCCGAGCAGGCCGCGCTGAAATTTGGTGCGGGGATGATTGAGCAGGTGATGCTGAACATTCCCTGGTACGCCGAGTGGATGCCCAAGCTCAAGGGTGAGTTCGAGAGCTTCAACATGGAGGTGCCGCGCCACCAGAACGTGCTGGATGACCTGCTGCACATCACCGTGGAGAAAGGCGTGCCCGTCATCGACAAGGGCCGCACCAAAGACAATGACAGCAGCTCCGCCAAGAACAAACGCCACGGGGACTTCGCGGTGGCCCTGGCCATGGCGAACCGGGCGAGCTGGATGAGTGGTGGCGAGATCGATTTTACCCCGGTACCCAAACACAGCCGGGGCTTTGATAACGCCGAGGATGACGACTTTATGATACCGGAGCCCAGCGCATGGTAACCCAACGATTCAAAAGCCTGGTGGCCGCTGCCGCCCGGGTGCTCACCCCGGATGGCAGCAGCGTGAACACCCGTGACCTCAAAGAGCCGCAAACCGCCGACCGCATCGCCCTGCAGCGCGAGTTCCAGGGCCACCCGAGCAGGGGCCTGACCCCGAGCAAGCTGGCGCAGATTATGGACAGCGCCGAGCAGGGCGACATCATGGCTCAGTACGAGCTCTATGAAGACATGGAAGAAAAGGACGCGCACATCATGGCGGAGATGGGCAAGCGCCGCCGGGCCGTGGCCGGGTTGGATTGGTCCATCGTGCCGCCGCGCAACCCCACCGCCAAAGAGAAGAACGCCGCCCGCGAGCTGCAGGAAGTGATCGCCGGGCTGGAGGATTTTGCGGAGCTGATGTTCGATGTGACCGACGGCATCGGCAAGGCCTTTTGTTGCCTGGAAATTGAGTGGCGGCGCAGCGCCGGTTTCTGGTTGCCCAAATCCGTACAGCACCGCCCACAAACCTGGTTCCAGTTCAAGCGTGGCTACACCCAGGAGATTCGCCTGCGTGGCCCCGCCGATGGCGAGCCGCTACAGCCCTTCGGCTGGATTGTGCACACCCACAAGGCCAAGAGCGGCTGGCTGGAGCGCAGCGCCCTGTTCCGCGTGCTGGCCTGGCCGTACCTGTTCAAAAACTACAGCGTGGGTGACCTGGCCGAATTCCTGGAAATCTATGGCATTCCGCTGCGCCTGGGTAAATACCCGAGCGGCGCCACCCAGAAAGAAAAGCTCACCTTGATGCGCGCGCTGGCCATGATTGGCCACAACGCCGCCGGCATTATTCCCCAGGGCATGGATATTGAATTCCAGAAAGCCGCCGACGGTGACCCGGGTGCGTTCCAGTTGATGATGGAGTGGTGCGACAAGGCCCAGAGCAAAGCCATTCTCGGCGGTACGCTCACCAGCCAGGCGGACGGTGCCAGCAGCACCAACGCCCTGGGCAATGTGCACAACGAAGTGCGCAAAGAGCTGACCGATTCGGATGCCAAACAGATCCAGAAAACCCTGACCCGCGACCTGGTGTGGCCCATTGCGGTGCTGAACGGACTGGCCACCGAAGCCGACCGTTGCCCCTGCTTTGTGTTCGATACCAGCGAGCGGGAAGACATGGCGCAGTTCGCCAAGAGTGTGCCCGCGCTGGTGAACCTCGGCTTCCGTGTGCCGCGCCAGTGGGCCCACGAGCGTGTGGGCATTCCCGAGCCGGAAGATGACGAGGATATTCTGCAGCCGGTAAAACGCCTGGGTGCCAACCCGCCGCAACCGCCAGCGATGGCCACCGCCGCACTGAACCGGCAGCGCGAAGAGCGCACCATGGCGGATGACCTGGACGATGAAATGCAAACGGTGACCGACGAATGGATCGACCGGATCCGCGCCCTGGTGAACGACGCCGAGAGTCTGGATCAGGTGCGCGATGGCCTGCTGGCGCTGCTGCCGGAGATGGACATTGAGCGCTATGCCGATTTGATGGCAGAGGCACTGCGGGTGGCGGAGCTGACTGGGCGGGACGACATTATGGAGGAGGCCAACGGTGGCGCTGCGCGCACTTAATCTGCCGTTTCGCGAGCAGGCGGAGTTTCTGCGGCGCAAACTGAACATGACCACCGAGGCGTGGACGGATGTGTACGCCGCCGAGCACGACTACGCCTTTATGGTGGCCGGCGCCAACCGCAATGACCTGGTGGCGGATTTTCGCCAGGCGGTGGAGCGAGCCATCAACGATGGTGAAACGCTCGAGCAGTTCCGATCGCGTTTTGATGACATCGTAGCCCGCCACGGCTGGAGCTATAACGGCGGGCGCAACTGGCGCAGCCGCGTGATCTACGAGACCAACCTGAACACCACCTACATGGCAGGCCGCTACGAGCAGCTGATGGAGGTGCGCGAGCGCCGCCCCTATTGGCAGTACATTCACAGCGGCTCCGAAAATCCACGCCTGCAACACCAGGCGTGGGATGGAATGATTCTGCGCTGGGACGATCCCTGGTGGCGCACGAACATGCCCACCAATGGGTGGGGTTGCGGATGCCGTGTGCGGGCGCTGGGCGAGCGTGACCTGCAGCGCATGGGCCGCGACGGACCGGACGAAGCACCCGCGCTGAACTGGGAGGAGCGTGAGATTGGCCAGCGCAGCCCCGGTGGACCGCGCACCGTGCGCGTCCCCGAAGGGGTGGATCCGGGTTTCGAGTATCAGCCCGGCCGTTCGCGCCTGAACGGATTTATGCCGCCGCACGGCGGTGGCGGTGGTGGCCGCCCATCACCGGGCGGCGGCCCACTGGAAACCATGCCCGAACCGCGCACCCTCAATACCCAGTCGCTATTGCCGACCGACCGTGATACGGCGTTCTACGCCGGTGAATTCCTGCGCCGCTTCAATGCCGAAGACCGCCCCCAGATTGTTCGCGATCGCGCAGGCGATCACCTGGTGATCGGCAGCCACCTGCTGCGTGACCGCGACAGCCAGAGCATGACCCAACCGCTACCGCAACGCCCGGAGCTCACCGGAGCCCTGGCGGAAACCGTTCGGGCCCCGGATGAAATCTGGACCCGGCTGGAATGGTTTTCCGATATTGAAAAGGCGGTGGTGCGTCGACGGTTTGTTTCTCGCTTCGTACTGCCGGGCAACAACGAGCCCGTGCCTGTATGGTTCGACTGGGGCAGCAACGGCTGGGAAGCGGGCGCGGGTGATGACCTGATGCGCAGTCGCGTCGGTGAGCGCGTGTACGAGCGGAGGATTGGCTGATGGCTGACGGTGTACGCCTGGAGTTGGACAGCGACGCTGCGCTTGATGCCCTGCGTCGTGCGCTCGAAGTCACGACCAACCCACGCCCGATGTTGGCCAGCATTGGTGAGGGGTTGCTGGCCAGCACCGAAGATCGATTCCGGGATGAGCGTGCGCCGGACGGAACACCCTGGGCACCGCTGTCGCCATCCTACCGCCGAGTCAAACGCAAAAACGCCAACCGCATTCTATGGCTGGAAGGTCGGCTCGGTGGCTTTCTGCGTTACCAATTGGAGAGCGCCGCTGTGCTCGTCGGTTCTGACCAGGCGACGGCGGTGTGGCATCAGTTCGGTACCCGGCCATACACCATCACACCCAAATCCGGTAAAGCACTTTCGTGGCCGGGCGGACCTGGGCCGCGCAAAAAAGTGAGCCACCCCGGGTTACCCGCTCGCCCGTTTTTGGGGGTCAGCTCCGACGACGAAGAAATGATTGTCGAAGAGGCGATGGAAACCCTCCGCCAGGCGCTTTCCTGAGTAAAATAAAAACCCCGCCTGTAACGCCCTGTGTTGCGTTCTGAGTGCAGGCTATCCACTCGCTCGAATTTCCCGATGCAGGGCGTTTATAAATCCTCCCAGAAGCCACTCACGGCATCATTCCCCTGACTGACCCGGCACGAATGTAAAACCCCACCGATTTATATTTTTGCGCGCGCAAAAAGACTTCACCGGCCCCGCGCTTTAGTCTCTGGATAACGGCTTAACCAACACGCCACTAACCGAGAGACGCTATGCACCGCAAGATTCTGCCAATTGCCATTTGCTCCGCCACTCGCGCTGCCACCATTGCGTTGGCCGCATGCGCGTTTGAAGTGGCCGTGGGTGATGACGGACTGGCCACCGTGCAAGTGTTCCCCGCCGGAAAGTTCTACCCCGCCGATGGTCGCCCCATGACCACCGACGGCTGGACCATCAACCAGGCGCAAGCGGCCAAAGTGATAGAGCGTTTCCGCCAGCGCAAAACCCCGATGGTGATCGACTACGAACACCAGACCCTGCGCGCGGAAGACAACGGCCAACCTGCTCCGGCGGCGGCCTGGTTCAAAGAGTTGGAATGGCGCGAAGGCGAAGGCCTGTTCGCCACCATTGAGTTGACGGCCCGAGCCCGCGAGGCCGTGAACAATAAAGAGTATCTGTTTTTTTCACCGGTGCACCGCTACCACCCCAAAACCGGCGAGGTGATGGAGCTGGTAATGGGTGCGCTGACCAATAACCCCGCTATAGACGGCATGGAGGAATTATCCCTCCGTGCCGCCGCCACGTTCGGGGCAACCCTGGAGGATGAGACCGTGGACCTGCTGCAAAAACTACTGGCAAAGCTCGACCTGGATAAGAACACCACCGAGGAGCAGGCGTTGGCCGCTCTGAGTAAGCGCCTGGACGCTGACCCGCTCGTGGGTGTGAAAAAAGCCCTGGGCGAGAAAGACGACGCCGACGCCGCCACCGTGGTGGCCGCCTGCACCGCACTGAAAGCCAAAGCCGAACAGGGCGAGCCGGACCCGACCCAGTATGTGCCGGTGAGTGCGCTCAACAGCCTGAAGAGTGAAGTGGCCTCACTGAGCCAGCAGCTCAAGGGCCAGCAAGACCAGCAGCTCGAAAGCCTGATTGACGAAGCGCTTGAAGACGGCCGCTTGGTGAAGGGCATGGAAGACTGGGCGCGCGACCTGGGCAAGAAAGACATGGCCGCGCTGAATAAGTACCTGGAAACCAGCCAGCCCATTGCCGCCCTGCGCGGATCGCAAACCCGGGGCGAATCACCGGTGGATGAGGGCACCGGCCTCACCGAGGACGAACTGGCGGTGTGCAGCCGCATGGGCGTGAAGCCCGAAGATTTCAAGAAGTACAAAACCGACGGGACCGGCGCGGCGGCTTAACGGCCCCGCACCCGGTTGTGCTTTAACCCGAACCCTTAACGTAATTCAGGAGACGCCATCATGCCTCTGACCAATGACCGACTGATCAAGCGCCGTGACGGCGTCCAGTACAACGACCCGGTGGCTGCGGACACCGTCATCTATACCGGGGCGCTGGCTTGCCTGGACGCGAGCGGCAACGCCGTACCGGGCGCCACCGCCACCGACCTGACCGCTCGCGGTGTGTGTGAGGAGCGGGCGGACAACACCGGCGGCGCGGCAGGCGATATCTCAGCGCCCATTCGTGCCGGTGTGTTCAACTTCAAGAACAGTGCCGGTGCCGACGAAATCACCCGCGCCAACATCGGCAGCGATGCCTTCATTGTTGACGACGAAACCGTGGCACTGACCGACGGCACCAGCACCCGCTCCATCGCGGGCGAGATTGTGGACCTGGACGACGCCGGCGTGTGGGTGCGCGTCGGCGCATAACCGGCCCTTACGAACCGCGCAACACCGTTGCGCATAGCGAACAACCCGAACGGGAGCAGCAGACATGATTGTGAATCGCCAGAACCTGAGCATGGCCTACACCGGCTTTAAGGCCACCTTCCAGAACGCCTTTGATGGCGCTCCGGTGAACTACACCCAGATCACCACTGAGGTGCCCTCGGCCACCAGCTCAGAAGAGTATGCCTGGCTGGGCCAGACCACGCGCTTCCGCGAGTGGATCGGTGACCGCGTGATCCAGGCCATCAAGCAGCACGGCTACACCATCAAGAACAAGACCTGGGAAAACACCGTGGGTGTGCCCCGCGAGGCGTTCGAGGATGACCAGTACGGGATTTACACCCCGTTGATGGCGCAGCTCGGGCAGGACTCTCGCGAGCATCCGGACGAGTTGGTGTTTGCCCTGATGAAGCAAGGTGAGACCGAAGAGTGCTACGACGGCCAGCCCTTCTTCGATACCGACCACCCCGTGCTTGCTGCGGACGGAAGCGAAACCAGCGTGAGCAACCTCACCGATGGTGCAGAGACCGAGTGGTACCTGCTGGACACCTCGCGGGCCATTCGCCCCTTCATTTACCAGAACCGGAAGCCGTACAACTTCGTGATGAAGGACTCCGAGCAGGATGACAACGTGTTCCTGAAGAAAGAGTTCCTTTATGGCGTGGACGGCCGCAGTAACGTCGGCTTTGGTTTGTGGCAGCTGGCGCACAAGGCGAAGGTGGCGCTGACCGCTGACAACTTCAACAGCGTGTACGCCGCCATGAAGAGCATGAAAGGCGACAACGGCCGCCCGCTGAACATTCGACCCAACCTGCTGGTGGTGCCGCCCTCGCTGCGCGCCCAGGCACTGGAAGTGGTGAAGGCCGAGCGTGCCGCCAACGGCGCCACCAACATCAACCGCGACGTGGTGGATGTACTGGACACCAGCTGGTTGGCGTAAGCGAATAATCCACGCCGAGTAGGAAATCGGTCAGAAGCCGGGCGAAAAGGATTTGCCCTATCTCTTTAACGACTTTTATAGGAGGCCCCATGGCTGCCCGTAAAAACAACCCGAACGCCCAGGCGAAGGCCGGGACCGCCCAGGCGGCGAAGACCACCGCCGACGCGGAAAAGAAGGCTGCCCAGAGCGCCGAGCAAAAACCGGCCGGAAGCGAGCAGGCTGCCACCGATAAGGAACAGCAGGCTTCGGACCAAGGTGATACCACCACGATCCAACAGGTGCCCGCCACAGACGCCGAGCAGAAAGCCGCCGAAAAAGCGGCTGAGAATGGTGAGCCCACACCGGTGTTGATGATCCGCTCCACCCGCAAAGGTGGGCACCGTCGTGCCGGCATGCGCTGGACCCGCGAACCCATCGGCATTGAAGTGGCCGCGTTGACTGACGCCCAGCGCAAGCAATTGGAGCGCGACCCGAACCTGGTGGTGGAAGAAGCCGAGGTGGACCTCTAAGCCATGGACTACATCACCACCGAACAATTGGCGGAGCTGCCTGGGGCGCGTGAGCTGGCCCAGGTGGCGAGCCCTGCGCATCGCCCGGTGGTGGATTTCGAGCTTATGGAGGCGAGCCTGCGCAATGAGGATCGCACCGCCTGGGAGCCCGAAGAGATTGCCGATGCCGACGATGCCCTGGAGCGCATCACCGGTGCGGTGGAACAGGCCGAGAGCCTGATCAACGGCTTTTTGGCCCAGCGGCGTTACACCCTGCCGCTGAACCCGGTGCCCGGTTTGGTGACCGGCTGGACGCGGGACATCGCCCGCTACTACCTGCACAAAGACCGTATCAGCAGTGAGGGCACCGACCCGATCGTGCGCGCCTACAACGACGCCATGAAACTCCTGAGCCTGATCGAGCAGGGCAAGTTCAGCCTGGGCGCCGATGACCAGGTATTGAATTCGCCGGACTTTTTGGACGTGCGCTTTGACAGCGACCCCAAAGTGTTCAGCCGTGACCAGTTGAAGGGCTTTCGATGAGTTCCGCCCCTTTTGATACGGCCCCGGTAATTGCCCGGGTGCGTGAGCAGGTGACCGCCCTGCGCGCAGTAGAAGGTGCCGCCAGCTTTGCGGCGGTGCAGAACCTGAGAGATTTTGTAGTACCCGGCGCCTATGTGGTGCTGACCCGCGAACGACCGGACAACCAGGAGCCGCGCGGCGGACGCCAGCGAGCCATTGTGACCCTGGGTGTGGTGGTGGCCGTGCGCAACTACCGGGATGTGACCGGGGGCGAACTGAAAGACGCCCTGAACCCGATTTTGAATGGCGTGCGCAATGCGCTGATTGGCTGGACCCCACCCGAGCAAGGGGCGCGCCCCATGAAGTGGGCCGGGGGCGATGTGATCGACTACGACGACAACACCCTGCTGTGGGGTGATGTGTTCCAAACCCAACACTTTATAGGAGCGGCCTGATGACCACCCAAAAGAAAGCCACCGCAAAACCCGTTGAGCGCGAGGAAGTGACCCTGATCGACCGGCACACCCATGGCGGTGAGCCCAAGAAAAAGGGCGACAAGATCCGCGTGACGCCGCGCCAGAAGCAATGGCTGATTGACCGTAAAAAGGTGGCCGGGCCCGCCGACTGATCGGCCCACCACCGAAACCGAACGACACTTAGAGCAAGCACCGACACGAGGGCGACGCCATGTTATTTTCATTCCAGGGCAAGATTTGGCTGGCCACCCGCACCAGCGCTGGCAAGTTTGAGAAGCAGGTGTGGGTGGGCAACGCGCCCACTTTGCAGCTGCAAATGAGCACCGAAAACGCCACCATGATGGAAAGCTACAGCGGTAACCGCAACCAGATTGGTGATCTGGACCTGGGCAAAACTGCCACGGTCAATATGACCCTGACCGATTGGACACCGGAGAACCTGGCGCTGGGCTTTTACGGCGAACAGGTCGATCTGCCCACCGACACCGTGACGGACGAAGCGCTGCCGACCAGCATTGTGGCCGGTGAAGTAATTCGCCTGGATAACAACTTCGTCAGCGACGTGGTGCTGGAGGCCAATGCCGTACCGCTGGTGGAAGGGACCGACTACCGCATCGAAAGTGCGGCCGCTGGCCTGATCGAGTTCCTGGCGGATCAGGCCGACCCGGTAACCGCGGATTATTCGGCAGCCGCTGCCAACGCCGTAACTATGTTCACCACCCGCCCGCAGGAGCGCTGGTTGCTACTCGATGGCATCAACACCGACAACAACGAGCCGGTGGTGTTGGAGCTGTACCGGGTGAAGTTCCGCCCCTTTGGTGACACCAACTTGATCACCAACGAATATGGTGAGCTCCCCCTGGAAGGCTCCGCGCTGTTTGATCAGCTGAACGCCGCCAACAGCAACCTCGGTGGCTTTGGTCGCACCCTGCAGCAGGCCGATGCGTAATGGCCAAGCGAGTGGATAAAAAGCCCGCCCAGGACTCCGCCCCCGACGGGGCGGACGACCTGGCCATTCTGCACCCCGAGCACACCCTGACCGTGGGCGGTGAGAAGGTCACCGTGCGCGAATACGGCTTTGTGGAAGGACTGCGCCTGCGCCCCAAATACCAGCCGCTGCTGGATGCGCTGTACGACATTATGGTGGGTGAGCGTGCGCCGGAGCTGGATGCGGTAGAGGCCGTGCTGGCCGAGCAGCTCGACACCACGCTGGACCTGATTGCCGTGGCCGCCGATGTGGACCGTTCCTTTATTGAAGATCTGAGCAACGAGGATGGCCAGCGCCTGATGGATGCCTGGTGGGCAGTGAACAGCCCCTTTTTTTTGCGCAGCGTATTCAAACGCGCCGCCCAGGAAAGAGCGCTAAGCCGGCACGCTGGAGCGACATCTACCACTGCCTCATCGAGCACGGGCACGACCCGGACCGAATCGGGCAATACACCCAGCGGCAAATCCTCCTCTACTACGCAGCCGCCAGTCGCGCCCAAAACCGGAAACGAAGCGACGCCATCCGAGCGGTGAATCTCGGCTTTAACGGTGGCAAGAAAGTCAACGAAGCCCTCAAAGAACTGGAAAAATACAGCTAGCCCCCGCGTTACTCTCCTCGGCTCTGGTTGAGCCCTTTAGCCCGGCATGTCCGGGCTTTCTTTTGCGTGCGCAAAATTACAACTGACCCCCGCGCGCGCGATACTGCCTTGGCAATACACCCCTGACGAGACCGCCATGGCTGACCTGAACCTCGCACTGCGCGTACGCGCCGACCTGAACAACGCCCAGCGCAACCTGCAGCGCCTGGAGCGTGAGCTGGACGATACCGGTAAAGCGGCGAACCGTGCCGGCACGGGCATGGACCGGATGGGTCGTGGTGTTGGTCGCTTGCGTACCCTGCTGGCCACCCTCGGCGGTGGCTTGCTGGTGCGCCAGATTGTGCGCTCGGCGGATGCCGTGACCAACCTGCGCAGCCAGTTAAGGTTGGTCACCGACAGCCAGGAAGAGCTTAACGAAGTGTTTGATGCGACCTACGCGCTGGCGCAGGACACGCGACAGGAGCTCGGCTCCACTGTAAACCTATACGCTCGCCTGGCCCGCTCCACCGATCAACTGGAGCTCAGCAACCAGGATCTGCTCACCGTCACCCGCGCCATTAACCAGTCCTTCATCGTCAGTGGCGCCGGCGCTCAAGAAGCGGCGGCGGCGACCCTTCAGCTTTCCCAGGGCATGGCCAGCGGCACGTTGCGCGGTGAGGAACTGAATTCCGTTCTGGAAAACAGCCCCAGGTTGGCCCGCGCCATTGCCGATGGACTGGGTGTGACGATTGGAGAGCTTCGCGCCCTTGGCGAGCAGGGGCGCCTGACTACCGAGGTTGTCACGCAGGCATTACTGAGGACTGCCGACACCATTGATGCGGAATTCCAGCGTATGCCGCGTACCGTTGGTCAGGCACTTCAGCAGCTGCGTAATGATCTACTCGTGACCTTCGGAGAAGCCGATACCGGTCCACTGGTGGAGGGCATTGATGAGCTGCGGGATATCGTCACCGACCCGGAGTTTCAACGGAGCGTTATCACGCTTGCCAACGGCTTTCTAAAGCTGGTGGGGCAGGCTGGCGAGCTGGTTGAGGCGTTGGAGTTTCTGAGCCAGTGGAGTGGTCTTGCCTCTCCTGACGAAACCAACCTAAGAGACCTGCGCCAGCTCGAAAGCTCTATTCTTGACGCACTGAACAGTGGCCCATTGAGCCGCATCAAGTTCTTCGGACCTGGTGGGGTGGTTGAGTATTACGACGAAGCCGAGCTCCGTCAGGAGCTTGCGGATGTTCAGTCCCGCATCCAGCGAGCGATGGATGTGCAGAACATCAGCCGCACTATCGACAACCCCATAGCAAACGCGACCGGCGCTCTCGGGCAGCAACTCAATGCAGACCGGAACAGCCGGCCTATTCAGCTTGGAGACGGCGGCGACTCAGAAAGCGAGGCTGAAAAGGCCGCAAAAGATCGAGAGAAGTTCGTCGCCCAACTCGAACGCGAAGCGGACCTGTTCGAAGCCACCGCCGAAGCCACCCGCCGCTATGAAATCGAGCAGATGAAACTCTCCGGCACTTTGCTGGAGCGAGCTAATGCAGCGGACGAAGCCCTACGCAAACAGGAAGCGCTGAAGCAGCAGGCCGAGGATGATGCGGAGATTGCCTCACTCCAGGTGCGCCTGCTGCGCGCCCAGGGCAACGAAGCGGCCGCTGCGGAGGCCGAGCTGGAGCAACGCTACGGCGCACTGCTGGAACGGCTGGAAACCCGGGGTGACGAGAGCGGTGCCCGCACCGTGCGCAACCTGATGGACCTGGAGCTGCTGCGCTCGCGCTTGAGCGAAGCGGAAGCCGCCATCGACGACACCCTGGGCCGCATGGCCCGCGAGGAGCAGAGCATTGAGGTGCAGCGCTCCACCGGTGCCATCAGTGAGGTGGAGGCACGCGAGCGACTGCTGGAGCTGCACCGGGAGACGGCCAATGTGCTTGAAGAGCAGCGCCCGCTGCTCGAAGAGCTGGCGCAACAACCGGGCCAAGTGGGTGAAGCCGCCC